TACGTGCCCGAGCCGCTCCCCGGCGACTGCAGAGTCATCGGAAGCGTGCGCATGTCCGCCGTGTACGGAAGTCCGACCACGACGTGGGAGCACTCCTTCTCGAGCGTGATCCGGCCGTTCTCGACAACCTGCTGAGGCATCACCGCGCCGTCGGCAAGGATCGAAACGGTCTTGCCATTGAGCCATGGGATGTAAACCGTGCTGACCGGATCCCCGTCGTAAACGCCGCCACAGTCGACGAAAAACGACTCGGTGAGGCTTGGGTATTGGAAGGAGGCCATGCGCTCAATGGTGCGCACCGTAGAGCCTCTGAGCGTACGTTTGACGACAACATAGAGGTGGTCTTCGGCTCCCTCGGCAACGCAGGCGCAGGACTCAAATTCTCCGTCCGTCTCGTGCTGGTGCCAGGCGCTCACGTTCTGATCAGGGATGTAGGTCATGCCGAGGAGCTTGCCGTCGCTCGACACGAACCAGACGATGGGGAGCGGAGACTTCATGGCCGCTGCATCCTTGATCGTCTTGAAGTCAAAGAGATGCGTAGCGCGCAGACTCAGATCCGAGAGTGCATAGCCGGTGTTCGTTCCCCCCGACTGCATCGTGAAGTCGTGCACATGGCCGCCCCTGGCCGCACAGAACACAACCGATGCACCCACGATTTGCGGCGTGACCTTGCTCGCCCCCACGTACGAGAGCGGGCGCGTGCTGATGGAACTCGGCGTGATGGCGTCGCTGTTCTGTGGGCTGATTCGAAGCTCGCCTCCGGATGTCATCACGATCAGGTGAGCAAGGGGGACGAAGTGCTCCACGCGGTTGTATTCGCGGCTCGCGACCTGAAAACTGATACGGTCATCGTCCTTCTGCGGTAGCGAGTAGGTCATGTCGCTCTCGGTCGAGGATCGGGTCATGATCACGCGCTGGGGATCAAGGCCAAAGCCGCCGAAGATCCTGCGCTGCTCGAAGTACCCGACCGCGCCTGGGTGCGCGCCTGCCGCGGCGAACGTCGTATCCTGCCGTCTTGGGGTCGTGTCGAGCTTCGGCGCGATGTTGTCATCGATGATCGACAGGTCGTCGGTGTCGCCGATGTATCCATAGATGCCGCCCTGGCACTTGTAGACGCGATAGAAGGACGCCCCCGTCACTGCGTCCCACGAGACCTTGACGGTCGTGCCGTTGGCGTACAGGTTGGCAACGACGGAGACCGTGGCCGAGGCCTCGCTCTCACGCGTCTTGTCGGCATTGAGCGCGGCGACGCGGTACTTGAAGGTGTACTTGCTCGCGTTCGGATCGTCCTGCGCCGCCGTTTCTCGCACAGCCGTCACCCCCGTTGGCGTTGCCAGCGGAGTTGTGAACGACACCTCCACGAGTCGCCAGTCCGTCCAGCCGTAGCGGCGAAGCTCGCGCACCGTGTAGTCGTTGTGCACGAGCGTCATCACGTCGCCCGACTGACAGTACTTGATGCCGAAAAGATCTGCCGCGCCCCACGGAGTCGCGATCTCGTAGGGGCTGTCGTTGTCATCGTTCAGAATCGTCGCGCCCTCCGAGTGGAAGCGCGCATAGTGATCACCGAGCTCGATGACGCATGTCTGGTCAGAGTTGAATGTGAACGGGATGAGGCGCACCGCCCTGGTCGGGTACTTCGCCTCGTTCACGTACTGAAGCCCTGGGCGGCTGCGGATCGGACCCTGAGGCAGACTGATGAAGTTCTTGCACAGGCGCAGACCGCTCTGAAACTTGAGGTCATCAATTCGCCCGTGCATGTCCGGAGAGATTTCGCCGCCAGCGAAACTCACCTGAATTGTCCTAGTAGTAGGCATGAGCGTCTCCCAGACTGCAGTCGCCGTTGAACGGACTGCGGATGTCGTCGCGGTCAGCCTGCTGGCGCGCATCTGCCGCCTTCGCGCGCATGAGGAACGCCTCGGCGAGCTTCAGCTGCGTCTGCGCCATCGTCGCTCCGGACGAACCGGGGACAACGGGACCGGCAAGGTATGCCGCCAAGCGGTGCACCAGGGTCTTGACAAAGAGGGGCGAGAAGGCCGCGGAACTCACCGACTGGCTCACGTACTTGATCACGCACTTCTCGGCCTGCATGACGACGCACATCTGGGCGCCGACAGTCTCGATCGAGAACCGGCGCAGTCTCTGCCGGGGCGCAAGTGATTCGCTCTCTACGTCCACGACGCGCAGACAGTCAGCCGGCAGCGCGAATGCCTTGGCCTGCTCGTCTCCGGCCACGCTCGCGGCAACCTGCGCCAACTCCGCTCGCTTGAGTGCAAAACTCCACGGGTGTTCAAAGAGCAGTTCGCGAAGCGCAATTGGATAGAAGCGCGCGCAGTGGTCCGCTTGTGCCGAACCCTCGGGCGGCGCGAGGGACGAAAGAGTCGCCGGATCCCCGAGCTGACTCAGCGCGAGGTTGCAAATGTCGACTGCTGTTGTCATGACTTTTCCTTCCTAATGAAAAAGGGGACAGCTTGCGACTGCCCCCTCGAGCTCTACCCGCAGGCAGAGAGACTCAGGATCACCTCCTCGACTAGCCGCGAGAATTTGCCTCGTAGTCGCCGATGCGGTGGCCGCGCGGGCTCGGAGCCTGCAGCGTCACGCCAGCGGTCACCTTGCCCTGCATGTTGGCGCCGGTGTAAACCAGCTTCAGATAGCGCGGGCAACCCTGCGGAACAGGGATGTTGACCGAGGCGCCGGCGGTCGTGTCGGACACGGCGGCCCTGAGCACGGAGGCGAACGTCTCGCCATCCGCAGACCCCTGCAGATCGACAGCCGTGCAGCCGTGGCTGGCGGTGTCGAAGGTCGCAACGACGTAGGCCTTGGACTCAACGAAGCCAGCCTTGCCAATGTCAAGCGTCTTGGTCGACGTGGTGGACGTGCTGGAGATGGTCTGGCCGTCAGAGAACATGGAAAGAATGTCCAAACGCATTTCTTGTTTCCTCCTTAGGCGACGACGTCTTCGGTGACAACGATGGAGTCGGAGACTTCGATCGGGATATCGAAGAAGGTCGTCTTGAACTGTTCGGCGGCCTCGACGATCTTGACCACGTTCGCGGCAGACTTGTGGTAGGCGGCGACTTCGAGAGCCGTCTTGACCTCCTCGGCGCAGAACATGTGCACGTTGGTGCGCAGATCGGCGGGGATGCGGTTCTTGGCCTTGATCAGGGTCTTGATCAGGACGTCGGCGGTCAGGTCCACAGCGCCGTTCACGACGGGGATGTTGCAGACACGCACGCAGGCGCGCCAGTCGGCGAGGCTCATGCCCATCTGCCACTTGTAGTGGTCGCGGTAGACCTCGTACATGGAGCCGTCGGGGTTGACCTTGGTCTGCTGGCCGTGGTCAGTGTGCTGCAGGCCAACCTTGGATCCCTTCGGATAGATGCCGAAGAGATTGTCAAGAGACACAAGGAAGATGGACGTGTTCTTCTTGGCGGTGGAACCTCCCGCGCTGATCACGTTGCGCGCCGCCGGGAAGCCGGACAGAGCGTTGTAGCGCGGGGCAAGGCCCATGAAGCGTTCGGGGTGCAGGTCCGTGTCGCCATAGAAGATGGTGCTCGCCATGTCGTTGCCCATTGCGGCAATGAAGGGCTTCTGCTCGGACATGCGCCACGCGGCGGTGTTGCCGTTGACGTCGGCAAGATCCTTGTCGACTTCGCCATATGCTTCGAGGTTGCCGCAGGTGTCGGTCACCTGAGCGGTCGTGCTCTTGGACGGCTCTACACCCTGGTAGATCTTGCGCCACGTAGTGCTCGGCAGGCCGGTGCGCACAGCGTGCACGAAGCCGTCGGTCTTGTTGCATTCCTGCATCCGGAGCAGTCGCAGGATGGGGTCTCGCTTCGCGAGGATTTCCGCAATCGGGATGATGCGGCCCTCAGGATCCAGGCGGGAAGCCAGGTCAACGAGGGTGGAATACTCAGCAGCCATTTGTGTCCTCCTTGGATCAGTTCATCTGCGAGTTGTAAAAAAACGCCTTTGCGGGGTCACGCTGGGCCGCTGCGCCACCTCTCACGACGGTGTCGTCACTCATGGCCTTG